ACAGACATCCAAACAAACGGCGTTCGCGACATTACCGGCCCCGTGATGAATACGCAATTGATTGATGTGGTTGACTCTTTGGAGGCTGTTATTCAATCATCCGATGCAGATTGTTCCGGATCCGCTTTGGACGTTCCTTCCGGAAGATTGGCCCGCGCCAGTATGGTTATTTCCAGCTCCTAAATTTTGGTAAGATTTAACTCCAAAAGCCGCGTTGCTATTTCCTGTTGCGGATACTAAAGACGAGTTAGCAAATGCAGCATTTGCAAAACCCGAAACCATTGATTGCATAGACGAGGCACCGAATGCGTTATTTTGAAATCCGGCAACATTTGCAACCAAAGCAGATTTTCCAAAACCGGTGTTCGTTATTCCGGTAGAATTTGGCCCTGCATTTACACCGCCAAACATACTATTGGCACCACCGCCAACGTGTAAAACTAAATTATTTCCTATCCAATAACCATCGCGTGAATCAACTCTACCATCACCACGAACACTGAAAGTGACCGTTGCACCGTCGTCAATTATTAAAGCCGTTGTTCCGGATGTTGCATTTAAAGAAGAAAAACGAGATTCACCATTGATGCCAAATATTTCCGTTCCCGGATTTGAAGGAACGGTTTTACCTATTCCAACAAAAAATTCTGTGTCATCTTCTAAGTACAAAAGATTAGTTCCAAAAGTAACGTTGTCAGTAATTCCTAAAGCTCTTGATGATCCAATAGTTGAACTGGTGTTGTAAATATTTACCGAAGCCGGAATGTCGCTTAACATTGCAACCGTTCCGGTTTTGTTTGGCAATGTCCAAGTTCGATCGGCCGTTGTTGATGCTGAAATTAAACCACCTCCGGAACCCTCGTTGAATCTTATAGCCGTGCCGGCATCCATTGAAATATTATTGGGACCTGAATCGTTCCCATTTGCCAATATTTCGGCCAACGTATCGGATGATTGAATAACAGCCTCCAAAGAGTCAACCACATCAATCAATTGCGTATTCATCACGGGGCCGGTAATGTCGCGAACGCCGTTTGTTTGGATGTCTGTATTTATTTGATCCCGTAAATCGCTAAGACTTAAAATTGCCATATTTTTATTTTATAGTTGTGCCAAGAAATCTTGGTTAAAATCATTATTATAATCATCGCCAGTAAATTCGGCAAACAAAAATGCAACAGTTTGTTGGGGTTTTAACCTCAATACTAATTGCCTAAATTCTTTCTCTCGATCTGTTGAGATTATCGCCACGCTCGGAAAAGTTTCGCCCATAATGAAAAACGTACTTTTTAAAGCTTCTTCATAATCAAACAAACCTCCCAATTCCGTTGCACCCATTTCCGAAACACCCATTTGATAAATGAAAGTATTATCGAAAAAATCTTCATCTAATTCTTTACACACATGGTTGGCAATAACATCAAATCCGTCAACAGTAGCAAAGCCACCCATTTCAGCAACTCCCATTTGTGAGACGCCCAATTGTTCTTCTTGTGAAAGTAATGTATTTGGATCGATTACTTCAAAATTATCCGGATTAATTACTTCGCCGCCCATTTCAGCAATGCCCATTTCTGAAACTCCAAGTTGTTCGTCAATAGTCGCACTGGCTGCAAATCTGTTTTCGTAAACACGCACATTAAAATTCGCGTCTCGCAATTCTTTTTCTACATACAAAAAATGTTGTCGCGGTATTATAGTACCGGGATGATTCATTTTTCGTAAAATTGCCGCTTTCCTATCGGTAAAAGAAACAAATTGGTTTGAAATCAAACCCAACCGACGTTCCCAATCGGTAGCATCTTCAATTGTAAAGTTTGGATTATCCGGCAAAATACTATCAAGCACCAACCTGGCATCCTCTAAAAGTTTACTTTCTGTTATAGCTGTTGCAATGTGCGCTTTTTCCAACTCACTCCCAACCGGAACCCGAAAAGCTCTACCCTTTGGATAAAACCTTTTTGTTATTTTAAGAAGTAAATCATTAAACATATGTAACCGAATTTAAATGCGGTATATCACCCAATAAAAATTGGAATGTTGGCAAAGATACGGTATCAACTTGTAAATCCAAAGTCGTAAAATTACTCGATGGCACGGCCTCTTGTACTTCTGAAATTAAACGATTTACGCTTGTTATATCGTTTTTGTCGGCAAACACATCAGCGCCACCAATAAAAGGTCGCGTGCGGCTTAATTCGAGTTCAATGGCGGCAAATATTATAGTTTCAATCTCGGGAGTTAAACCAACATAACCAGTTATAACAACATCGATTTCACGAACGTTGATTGGGTTGGTATCAAAATTAAAAATTCCTAATGGTCGCCGCCCTCTTTCGTTTAATGGTTTTGTCGTGTCCGGATCAAATTCGATCACATCCCGAACCTCTTGAACCATTGATGCCGGTGGCGTACCTTTTCCATCTGTTGAATCAACCGTTGTTGCTTCGATATATATTTCAATTTCATTGTTAAATCCTTGTTTTACATAAGGGTAAACACGTTTAACACCTTGCGCATCGGCGCTCCAAATCCGGTAGTCAGAACTGGCACCGCCTTGTGGCTCTAATTGAAAAGCTTCGATTGTTTTCAATCTGTAATCCTCAATCGTTTCGGCTGCCAAGGGTGTTATTACTTCGGTTACAACCAACGCTTCTTCGTTTACATTAAGAAATGGAGCGGTTGCCGTTAATCCATCGGCAATGGCTAATTTGCTATCCAAACCACCCTCCAAAGCTCTCAAAGTGATTGTATTAATACCGGCAACCATTGTATAATCGGCATCTAGTATGAAAATTCTTCCAGCATTTTGCGAGTCGTCGTCACTTTTATAAGTTGTTTGTGCTGGTATAATAGCGCCAATCAACAAACCGGTAACCGTACAATCATAACTCCCGGCTCTCGCGGAAAATGGATTCCTTCCCAATTTAACACGGCCAAACCTTTCAAGGGTTCCGCCTAGCGCCTCGGGATCCGCCGTATCAACGAAAATATTTTTTTGTACGTTGGCTAAATAAAGATATTGCAATTTCTGTTTTCCCCCTAAAACCGTCGCCCATGCACGCAAAAAATTCTTTCCGAATAGTGGAATAGTAACACCCAACTCACTTTCAAGATTCGAAAGGTTGTCGGCAATTAGTTCGCTTAGTTTTGGAATATTTACTGCCATGCTATAAAGTTAATGTTTCTATTAATTCTTTTTTGGTTTCATCCCAAATAAATTGGAATTCTTTTTCTTGCAAGTTGTCCGGCTCGGTTAATTTCACGTTAATTGAAATCCTGTTGTCCGACAAAATACTTGCATCCACCTCAACTTCTGCAAATGTATTCAAAAATTTCAAATCTTGTTTGGCAATTTCTTCAATAATTATTCGCCCCTCACTATCAAGCGCCGTATTATTTAAAGCATCTTCCAAAAGAGAGTTAAATTGTATGTTCTTATTATTGTTAAAAATCAAGGAATTCCCCCACCAATCCAATCGTTGTTCGGTGTCAATTTCATTTCCAATAGTAGATGCACCGGGATTCCCACCAAACCAACCCAAATAAGGCATGTTTGTCAATCCTTCGGTAAGATCAAAATCATTTCCTTTTAAAACAACATCGCCGCCGTTTCCCGTTTCATATATTACTAAATCAGCCATATTCTAATTAAAAGCTCCCGCGGTTGAACTTATATTTATACCGGTTGGCAAGCCTTCGGCTTCTAAAGTTGTCCCTTCCGGAGCGTTTACATTTATATCTAAATTTCCTTTTGTTGTTTTCTCAATTGTTTGCGAAAGTGCTTCTTGCCGTGCGGCTTCCGGATTAAGTGCCGGCGTAGCATCGCCCAAAACTTCAACGCCTAAATTTTTTCTAAATTCTGCAATCTTATCCGCGCCGGATGCCGCAATACTTAAACCTGGTACATTCGAAAGCATTTCAAGCATCGTTTGCAACGGTTGTAATATTGAATCCAATATTGCGATTCCAATGGCTTTAATTCCCTGTATAATTCCACCCTTTGAAAATGCTTCGCTAATCATATCCCAATTACGGGCCAACGATTTAATCATGCTTAATATGATCGCCAAAGGCGGAGCAATAAAAAACAATATTGCGTTGAACTTCTCGAATTTTCTAACCGCTGAATCTGTTGCGTTTTTCAATATAAAAAATAGAGCTACCATTGCCGCAATTGCTATAATAACCAACCCGATTGGATTGGCGTTCAATGCTGCATTCCAAAGCCATTGTGCCGCCGTTACTATTTTAACACCGATGGCATAAGATTTCATAATTACCGTGTGCGCAAATATTAGAAGTTTTAAAGCTAAGAATATTGCAACAACGGTTCCAACGACCTTTGCAATTGTAGATAAATTTTTAGTGGTGAATGCAACAACTTTTTTGAATATTTCCAAAAACTTTGTGCTTTTTGCTACTCTTAAAACCAGCCCTTCCCACGCCGAAGTTAACAAAGTAATCAAACCATTTACCGTTGCCAAACGTTTTGCGGCGGCTACTGCAGCAACCCCTTGGCCCTCTTGTGCGTTTTTAGCGGCAATCAAAGAATCTGTTAAAATATCGGTTTCTTTTAGGTTTTTCGCTAATATAGTACCGGATACCGCCGCACGTTTTCCAAATTGGTCGTTTGAAGCGGTCAATTTATCTTGATTCTTTTGTATCCTAGCTAAAATTTCGGCATACGAATCCCCTTGCGCCGCACTTTCTAAAAATATATTTCTTAACGCCGTGGACGACATACTTGCATCAATTCCAGCGTCGGAAAGTTTACCCAAAAGGGCCAACATTCTCTCGAAAGGAATACCGGCGGCATTCGCGGCACCGGCAACGATTGGCAAAGATGTTTGGAGCTTTTCGAAGTTCAACGCAGATTTTTGCGTTGCCAAGGTCATTTGGTCAATGATTTGCGGCGTGTCTAACGATGAAAACTTGTCGAAAGTGTTAATCATCGCACCGGTCCATTGTGCGGTTTCAGCCAATTCGGCATTCATGGCAATCGATCCATTG